GGCCCACTTACGTGAGCCCGACCCGGATGATGGACAAATACCATTGTTCGGGATCCTCTAGAGAGTATACGTTGTAACGTACTCTCTTTCAAATCACCACGAAAGGTTTTGAGAAATGTCAGGTTCGGGATACGTAATTGAAACGAAGGCGAAACCTTCTCAGAAGATTTCAAATTCGTTCATGGGGACTAAACCAACTTTCCAGCCCAATAGGGCTGGTTACGGTAAAAGTCTCACGTTCCCGTTCTATCGGAAGTCATTCCGATCTGGGTCCGCCTTTGACGTTTTTGCAAAAGAGAATGTAGTTGACCGCCCACTTAGTGAGCTGACACTACTAGAAAATCTCTTAGCTGTCACAGGCTTTGACACTGGTCATGAGTATGAAATGAATCGGGTATCAGAAATGATATCTAGTTTCAGATCTACTAATTCCAGTGGCAAAATCGGTGGTAAAGTTCTGAATGGAAGTTTTTACACTCCCATTTCTCCTTTATCTATCCCTTCTGCACTCACTTCCCAACAAGTCTTAGACTTTGTGGGTTTTAAGTCCGGTAAGGTAACCGATGCAACACTGATTGCTCAAGGAACTCGTCTAATTAATGCGACGAATCCCCTTGCGCCACCAGTGACCCTAGCTGTTAGTTTGGCCGAATTACTCGGTGAGGGCCTTCCGGCCATCATCGGTAAGAACATCTTCTCAAAGACGGCCCGTAGGTCGTCTTTAACGAAGGCTGCAGGATCTGAGTGGCTGAATTATTCATTCGGCATTACTCCGATCGTGTCAGACATCATTGGCGTCATGCATGTAATGCGCGACGCTGATGCAATGGTCAAACAATGGCAGAGAAACAACGGCGAAAAGGTTCGTCGCCGTCGTACCTGGGAAGGATCATCCACTCGAACGCGCTATGATGGCTCGTTATTGGACGCCAACTCCACTTATGGAACATGGTTGAGCAAGCTAACTTCATCTAATGAAGTTGGCGGCACTTCCACGTCCATTGGAGGAGGCGGCCAGAGTGGATACCTTGAAAGCTATACGCAAGAGAAAATTCAATTTTCTTTCGCAGCTTCCTTTCAGTATCACCTTGAGAATCTGATGCCGGATATTCCGGAACCATTTTACTCTTGGTTTTACGGAGGCTATTCCGATAAGCAGTTAGAGGAGATTATCCTCTACCAGCACCTTGTAGGGCTGGATCAGCAAACAGCAAGTTCTGCTGAGACCTATTGGAATGTATTGCCTTTCTCATGGCTCCTAGACTGGTTTGTAAATATTGGAGACTTAGTCTCTAACATCACTACAATCCGTGATCACGGAGTCTTGCTCGACTACGGATACATTTCCGCGACTCAAGAACGAACATTTACGTCCGTCTATAGTCAAGTTAATAGTTCCGAGTCAATCTTAGGTACCTCGTCCATCTCTGGATATAGGTGCCGAAGGATTAGAGCAACACCTTTCGGTTTTGGAACGACTTTTAACGGGTTAAACCCATATCAGTCGTCCATTCTCGCCTCTCTTGCAACCAGCATGAAGCGTTAGCTACGAATAGCCACACAACCTGTGGTTTACAACATTGGAGAATGAAAATGGCTTTGGCCGATCCCCAGTCTGTGAATATTGGTGGAGCGATTTCGCTCCCTCAAATCTCACAGGCGCCAACTCAGACTGTTTATCAGTCTGACAATGGCACTGTTAAGCTGACTGTCAATCAGTCAATCGGTAAGGATGCTATCAGCACGCTTGTGCGTGTCGATAAAACCGTTATCGCTGCTGATCCAATCAGCTCTTTGAACAAGAGCCTTACGGGCTCTGTCTGGTTCGTCTTCAAGTTCCCAATCAAGAATTTTGGGTTCACTGAAGCGGACAAGATCGCGATTTATACTGGACTTGCTGGTCAATTGACCGCCAGTACAAACGCTGTTCTTAAGCAACTTCTCTCTGGTCAGCATTAGCCGACATTGAGATTTGTTGCTCGGGGATCGAACCCTTGCCCATTGCATAAGCTACCTCTGAAAGGAGGGCCTATGAAAAGGCAATTGTTCATTCTTCGAGCGGTGCTCGACGAGAGTGCTAAATGGCTGTCCATCAACCCGACACGCGATTTCGAGACAATCGAATCGCGTTTCGAAAAAGAGGGTGATAGTTTCATTTCTATCACACTACCTGCTATTCATGATCACATTCTTGAATGTGTAAAGAATGGCAAGTGGTCTCCATCGCGTCTTCTTAAAGAAGACTCGAGAGGCGGTCCTGTATTTCTACGGGAGTTCCTCAGACTCATTTTCGATAAGGGAACAGGAACAGTTCTGGACACCCCTGAGGCAGTAAGTGCCCTCAGGTGTGTTCGTCAAATATTACTTCTCCACTCTAAAGTGAAGGCTTTGCCTTCGCAGAAGAGAATGGAGAATGCTATTGACGGATTTATCCAGACTGAACGTGACCTGAGAGAAGCTCGCAAGAGTATTCTCTCTGCCCTTGATTCAACTTCTTTTTTAGAAGTCTCTGATATTCTTTACAGGGACATCTTCTCAAGAGTTGAGACTATGCTCTTCGATGACTCTGTCATCTTCAAGCACGGTCCAGGGGCAACTGCAGATGGCTCATTTGGGGCTCGGAAATATGAAAATATTTCTAAGACCTGGACGAGTCGAGTCGAACATGTTTTTCCACTAAGCGATTTTGGTTTTGTAAACCTCCATCACTATATGGATTCATGTCCTTCTCTTGATTATGCAGTGAAGTCACCGCGAGAGGAGACCCCAATGAAGGTCACTCTCGTGCCAAAAACCCAGAAGACGCCGCGTATTATTGCTATGGAATCAACTGTAAATCAGTTTATTCAGCAAGGGCTTCTTGAATTGATTGATGAATCTATTCAAGCTTCGCCTTTACGCGACTACATTTCTTGGCGAGATCAAGAAAGAAATAAATTTCTTGCTCGTCTAGGAAGTAGTGACCTGTCTTTAGCTACACTAGATCTTAGTGAGGCTTCAGATCGGGTTCACGTCTCCGTCGTGAGCCGAATGCTTAGACGTCATCCCTTACTACGTAAGGCTGTCTTTGCATCACGGTCCACAACGGCAAGCATCTCAGGCGAATTAATTCGCCTTGAGAAGTTTGCACCTATGGGTTCTGCCCTTTGCTTTGCTTTCGAAACACTCGCATTCTTTGCGATGATTGTTTCTTCTGAGCTAAGCCGTAAGGGCATTCCTGTTACAGATCTTTCAAAAGGTCCTAATTCAATTAGGTCTTCCCTTTTGAAAGGTTTGTCAGCCTACGGGGACGATATTATCGTCCCTACGGCTGGGGCAGTGGAAGCTGCTGATTTTCTTGAGTCCTTTGGGCTCAAAGTAAATCGACGCAAGTCTTTCTGGACTGGTGAGTTCAGAGAGAGCTGCGGTGGGGACTTTTTCCGAGGCGTAGACGTTACCGTCGTACGCTTAAGAGAACCAATCCCCAGCGGCTTCCTCGACCGAAAGGCTATCTGGTCTCTGACTTCTTTTCAGAACCAGCTTTACAAAGCTGGTTACTTTAAAGCTGCAGAGGAAATAAGGAAGATGTTCCCTTATATTCCTTCTTCAGATCAGGACCTCACCTCAGGCATCTACTTTCTTTCCAGTCTTTCTGACTGCAAGGTAAGGTGGAATGCTAATCTGCAACGTCTTGAATACAAAGTATTCAAAGGTGTATTCTTTACACCTCATTGCAAATTTGAGGGTTGGGATGAACTACATCACTCTCTTATCACCTTAACAAGGAATAAGGGATTGCCTAGTTCACACCAGGTACAACCTTTTGATCGCCG